GGAAATACAAACGCAACAATTACCGAGTTACGCGAAAGGCTTATGTGGAAGTAAGTAAGAAAAATGGAAAATCAGAATTTGCCGGTGCGTTAGGTGTAATCGGTGCGTTTTTTGATGGAGAAATGGGCGCGGAGTGCTATTCGGCTGCAAACAAGTATGACCAAGCAACAATCTGTTGGAATGCCGGAAAAGTAATGGCTACCCAGTTTATGCAAGAGTCTAAAAAATTTGCAAGTATTTGCAAGGTGTACGATTCGATTACAACTCGTGGATTAAAAAACTTGCAAGGCGAATCCACTTTCAAACCTATTGCAGCCGATTCAAAAACATTGGATGGAGTGCGTCCGCATTTTGCAATAATAGATGAGTATCACGAAGCAAAGGACGATTCAATATTGCGTAACCTTGCATCTGGAATGGTAAATAGAACGCAACCTTTGTTGTTTATAATTACAACTGCCGGATTCAATATCAATGGACCTTGTCATCAATATCGAAAGGTTGTGAATGACATCGTGTCTGGTAAAAAGGATGACATTAGTACATTTGGACTAATCTTCGCAGCCAACAAGGATGATGATTGGCACAAGGAAGAAACCTGGCAAAAAGCAAATCCAAGCATTGGCACAACTCCGAGTTGGGAAGGGTTGAGAACTGAATACACAAAGGCTATTAATGAAGGTCAATCTGCCGAGATTAATTTCAAAACAAAGAACCTTAATATATGGGTCCGGCAGTCAAAAACTTGGATAACGGACAAGATTTGGATGAAAGGCAACAAATCCGTATCCGAATCCGAGATAATTGGCAGCGAATGTTATGCTGCGGTGGATTTAAGTACAAAATGGGATTTAACTTGTTTTGGATTATTATTCCCGCCAACACCGGATCGCGATAGTTTTATATTCAAGGCAAAATACTACTGCCCAGAAGAAGGTGCGCAATTTAGGGCAAAAAAGGATGGAGTACCGTATTTGGACTGGGCAAAGGATGGAAACCTTAATCTTACCAAAGGAAATGTAACCGATTTCAATGCGGTTCGTACCGACATCAACGAATCAATGGATAATTATTCGGTACAGAAGATTTATTATGATCCGTGGCAAAGCACTCAATTCGCTTCTGAACTTTATGCGGAAGGTGTTCCGATGCGTGAATTTAGGCAAACGGTTGTTTCATATAACGAGCCGATTCGAGAATTGGAAGCCTTAATCGAAAAAGGTCAAGTTTGGCACGGTGGTGATCCGATATTAAGGTGGATGGCTGGTAATATCACTATCAAAACGAATCATACCGGACTGGTTATGTTCGACAAATCAAAAAGTCAAGAGAAAATTGATGGAATGGTGGTACTTGCTATGTGTTACGCAGCATATATGGATTCAAAAAAGGGTCAAACACCATTTAACGCAGATGAGGTCATATCTTTCATATAATTCAAGAAAATGAGCAATCAAGAGTATTTCGACTATTTCTTCTCCATTGTCGATACGAAAATGAGTTATCATCAAGCGTATATTGCTACGGAACAATGGCATTTCGCACAAAAAGGAGTCAATAAATACAAAAATTACGGTACTTTTCGCGTAATGAAATCAAAGTGGTTAAGAGGTATATTAAAATAAAAAAAGCTGCCCAAAATGAGCAGCTTCGTAATAAAACCGTAACTAGACCAACTTTGATGCGACAATATACTAATTAATTTCGTGTTCTTCCGGAATCCTGTCTATGTAAATATGCCCAATTCTGCAATGTGATGACTTATCGAAGCCATTTGTTGTCGTTTCGTAATACTGCGGAATCAAATCCGGATTCTTCTTCCATTGTTTTGTAGCGCGTTGCAACATCTTGAAAGATAATTGGCTAAATCTTGAATAGGCTTCTTTGTGGTCTTTGTAGGTTTCAAGATAGAATTTTCCATCATATTCACCATAAACTGAAAAAAGGTCTTTGTAATCGTTCATTTTTATTGATTTGTGATTAATGAATAGCACAATATACGAATAGTTAACAAAAAACAACACTTTGTTAATTAATTTTTGGTTTTTTCCAATAAAAATCGCAAATATTTGCCTATGGGATTAATCCAACGTGTAATTAAGCCGTTCCGAACGGCAAGAGCAGCTATATACTCCAAGATTGGACCAGCAAAGGATTGGTCCACGTGGCAAACCGTATTATTTTCGGCTTCAAGAGCGAAAGTAAGTGTAAATTGGAAAACAAGTCAAGCAATACCCGCCTATTTCCGAGCGGTAACAATTCTATCCGAACAAATCGCATCGCTTCCGTTTTCTGTATATACCAAGGATGAAGAAGGAAACATAACCGAAGCCGTTAACCATCCATTATATCCTTTAATCAACTTCCGACCAGAGCCAACTCGCGACAAGTTCACTTATATGGAAACTTTGGTAAGGCAGTTATTTACTGGATCAAGCAACTATAAAGGTGGAAACGCACTAATTCATATAATGACGGATTCAAGCGGTAACATCGATAGATTACATCTAATTACCGAAGAATGGGAACAATTCAAGGTTGAAGGCGAATATTTCTACTATATACACGAACACGGTGCATCCGTTCCGGCTTCGGAAATTATTCATTTACGAATGTACTCCGAAGATGGTATTTTAGGCAAATCCGTTATCGATTACCAACAAGATACGTTAGGACGCGGAATCGCCGAAATCCAACACGGAGCGAATTTCTATGGTAACGGAGCGCAAATCGGAGGAGTTTTAGAAACGGATCAGGCATTAAGTAAGGAGCAAAGAGATATTATTCAAGAGAGTTGGAATAGGAATTATCAGGGTCCAGATAATAGTGGGAAAACGGCATTGTTATCAAATGGAGTTAAATATAAAGCAACAGGAAAAGGAGTTGATGCTAATGACATCGAAGGCAGACGTCTGACAATTACAGATATTAGCAATATAACTGGTGTTCCAGTAACGTTGTTGGGTCAATCCGAAACCTTTAACAATGCCGAATTATTGAACCGAATATTTGTGCAGTACACATTACGAAGCTGGACCAAGAGAATTGAATCCGAATTTAATTCCAAGTTATTCCCGCGAGAGCAATGGGGAAAAACCTTTGTTAAATTCGATTTGGATGGATTATTACAAGGCGATACCGATTCAAGAGCGAGATTATATCAAACGATGTATAACATTCGCGCCTTGAATCCGAATGAGATACGAAAGAAAGAAGGATTAAATGGATACGAAGGTGGAGATGAATACGGAATGCCATTGGCTTCAAATTCAAAGGAAAACGTAAATCCGTAATTATGCCTTACAACGATTATCCAGAAGCAGCGGTCAATAACGCTAAAAGGGCGATTAAGCATAAGGAAGAAAACGGTTCGGATTGTGGCACGACCGTAGGCTGGACACGAGCCGGACAAATTTCAAGAAAAGAAAAATTAAGTGTTGATACCATTAAAAGGACCTTTAGTTTTTTATCTAGAGCAAAAACTTATGACCAAGGAAAATACACGGATGAAGATGGAAACGAAATATGCGGATCAATTATGTATGATGCCTGGGGAGGAGATGCGATGAAAGATTGGGCAGAAAGAAAGATTAAGAATTTACCAGAAAGCGAAAGAAAAAACGAAATGGAAAAAGAAATAAGAACATTCGGATTGGAGTTAAGAGCGATGGATGGAGAGGAAAAGAAAACCGTACGCGGATACGCTGCCACATTCAATTCACCATCTGGTGATTTAGGTGGGTTTATTGAGCAAATCGATCCAAACGCGTTTGACGAAACCGATATGAGTGATGTTCGCGCATTATTCAATCACGACCAAAATTACGTACTTGGTAGAACCGTATCTGGAACGCTCCGACTAATGAAGGATGAAAAAGGATTAGCATACGAAGTAGATTTACCGGATACGCAACTTGGACGAGATATGTACGAATCCATTAAGCGTGGCGATATTAGTCAATCTTCATTCGCGTTCACAATAGAAGATGACGAGTTTAGAATGGAGAATGGAAACGTTTTTAGAACCATCAAGAAAATTAAGCGATTATACGATGTTGCACCGGTTACCTTTCCAGCTTACGAAGCGACATCGGTAATGGCACGAGCAAATGAATTTATAAACAAGAATAATAAAAAGGAAGATAATTCCAACACGGATGCCATAAGGCAGCGTGAATTATATTTACACAAATTAAATAAAAAGTAGTATGAAAAAATCTGATGAATTGAGGCAGAAAAGAGCTGAAGTGTTGGACCAGATGACAGCACTTCACCGTTCTGCCGGTGGAAATGATTTCACCGAAGAAATGTCTAACAAGTGGGAAGAATTAAGCAAAAGAGCGGAAGATTTAAACAAGTCTATTGAAAGAGAAGCGTTCATTGAAGCTGAAGAAGTTAGAAAAGCAAACGAAGAAGCCAAAAGAAAGGCTAATGAGGATGCGAGAAGAAGCGTAAGCAAAAAGACTGAAGAAGAAAAGGTTTCTACCGAGTTTAGGCTTACTGGTAAGGATGGTGCAATTACTCAATTGGTTGAAAGAGGTAGATTAGAGGGAGTTGCTGCGGAAATGCACCAAGAAGGAGTTCACGAAGCAAGACAAGCTGGAGTTTCACCAAATGGAAACTTGACTGTGCCAAAGATGTTGATGA